GAGTCATCTCAGTGTTGGCAAACTGCAACGTGGCATCTAAGTTGTCGCCTTGCAGCGTTGCCACAGCACCCCCAAAGCCAAACGGTAAAAACAAGTAGCCGTTTACGCTTTGATTTATTGCATAATTTTGAAAACGGTACTGATTGACAGAACCGCTTGGACCGATATCAAGCAAGTGACCGTAGGCGTATTCCATCAGATTCCAACCGATCGGCGGGTTGCGGCGCTGCCCTTAAGACTACGCATGGCGCGGCGTTCGCCTTGGATGGCGCCTTGTTGGGCAGCTTGTGCCATGCCGGATCGGAATTGATCAGCCGTAACGTAGTCCACATTGTTGATGCGTTCCACGCTGTAACGCACGTCGATGGGTGCCATCGGGGCAGTATCACCAGTAGCAAGCTCAGCAGTCACGCCACCACCAACAGATCCACCGGCAGAACCAGGTGAACGGCGATAGCGGCCCATTGCACCATCAAGCTTCGCTGCAACACCAAGCTTTCCATCAGCACCACGCTTAAGCGGCATGATCGCCTCAGGGCCAGCCTCGCCCATGAGGCCGTTTTGCATCTCGCCACCCTTGGCGTATTTGAAGAAGGTGGGGCGGGTAACGATACCACCAGTCGCGAAAGGCTTAATACTGTTCTGAGCGAAATCAGCCTGGCCGCCAGAGAAGTAAGCGCCTTTTGCGGCAAAAGCGCCAGGGAATGCGGCTCTCATTCCAAGGTTTACTGCAAAGCGCAGCAATGTTTGACCGATGTCTTTGAGAATTCCGCTTGCAATTTCCTTGAGGGCGTCACCCAGACTTTTGGTGCCGCCAATCAAGGCTTCGATGCCAGCCATCAATGAACCGACAATGCCGTCTTCAAGCGTGCTCACAATATTGGCGTACATCGCTTTTAACCGCTCAGCCTGATCTGCCGCCTCTCTTTCGCGGCGCTTACGCTCCTCTTCATCTTTTGCTTTTTCTTTAATTTCAGGCACCTGCTCACCGCGCGCCTTAATGATGTCTTTAGTTGCTTGAACTTGCTTTTCAAGTTCTTGTCTAATTTTGTCTTCGGCAGAAAGAGTGGAAATGGTTAGCTCAAGCTGGGCAATTTTTTGCTCAAGCAATTCAGTTTCTTTTTGTGTTATTTGATCGATTTCGTAATATTGCTCAGCAAGCGCAGGTGTGATACCCGACTTGACCATGTCAGCAATTGCTTTGGCTTTTTCGATCTGTTCTGTGTATCTCTTGCTAACTTCATCCAGCTCGCGTGTGATTTCTTCTCTGCTCTGCTTATCCAGTTCACGCAGGCGCTGGATCGTATCCAACCTGGCCTCGTCAACTTTCAACAGCAGTTGCTTGCGCTTAACCTCTGCTTCGTCTGCGGGAATTTTCTCGAATTGAATTGCACGAATTTGACCTGCAATTTCTGCAATCTGCTTTTCACCTTCAAGCCTAATTTTGAGAAATTCATTGCCGTCAAGCTGCGCTTGCCTGATGCGCGCGTTGATTTCGGCAATTTTTTCTTGAACAGCAAGCTCTGCCATGAGCTGCGGCAGTTGACTTTCGCGCTCTTTGGCTGCTTTCTTCTTGCGCCCGCCACCTTCTTCGGCCAGCCTTGGAAACCGTGTTGGCGTTGGCTGGTCAGCGGGAGCAGCAAAACCAGGCGCCATGTATCCAGCTCTTGGGGTAACACCAACACTGCGATAAAGCGCAAGCTCTCGCTGGCGTGAAATCAGTTCGTCCAGTCGACCCCTGAGCTGAGCCGCTTCAGCGCTTGCAAATCCTGCGGAGCCGCCAAATAGCGACATGCCAGCCGAAGCTGATCTTGACTCAATATCCAACTCTCCAAGTCTTTGTCTTAACTGATCAATTTCAGATGTGATCTGATCAAGCGGCGCATCACGCAGAAGCTCATTAAATTGCTCTTGCTCTTTCCAGGTGTTGTAAAGAGAAATACCGACAGCCGCAATACCAGTTGCAAGCGCTGTCCATGGATTCAACAGCGCCGTCGCGTTAAGAGCCTTGAGCGATACAGATGCGGTACCAGCCGCAGCCGCAAGCTTTAGAAGTGCCGCGCCTACACCCCCGATTGCGGCAATTTTGCCTGCTGCAAAGACAGCAAATGCAGCGCCGGCACTAATTGCGAGAACATCTAAATTTCTCGCAAGACCCAATGCCGCTTCGGCAATTTTGGGTAACGTCGCAACAAGTGTTGGTGTAATTTTTTCAATAAATTCGGCAAATGCAGCTTGGAACTCGGCGCCAATTGGTTGAAGTGCTTCGCCAATTGCAATGCGCATTTGATTAAATGCGACTGCTAAGCGTGCGCCAGAATCTTGACTAGATCCCGCAATCTGTTCGGCAACGCCTGCATATTCATCACCAAGTTGAATAATAAAATTCATCAACTCGTTCAAACCAACCTGACCCTGCTCCAGAGCTTTCTGTAGCTCAGGCAGTGTCATGTTATTTGCCTTGGCAAATTTGGTGACCGCACCAGGCAAGCGTTCACCAAGCTGACCGCTCAGTTCTTCAGCACTTACCTTGCCTTTCGAGAACACCTGCACCATTGCAGTGATCGCGCCATCAACGTCTTGCGCCGAGCCGCCGGTTGCCTTGATAGCTGATGTGACATTATTGAAAACAATCTCAGCATCACTAACTTGGCCACCTGCCCCTTTCACGGCGGCGGTCAACCTGGTCATGCCTTGAATGGCCACATCCTGTGGCACATTCAAGCTTTGAGTCGCAGCACTAGCCGCCCTGATTGCGCGATTAAATTCTTCCTGGCTGCCAGCAGCGCCACGCAATGCAATCTGCATTTTCTGCAATTGCGCTGCATAATCCGCAAATCCACCAAGCTGCTGCCTGAGCATTCCGACTTGTGCGCCCGCCGCAGCACCGGCGAAGGCACCGCCAACTCCACCAAAGACGCCGCCAAGTGCGCCACCAAGAAAGCCTTCAGGGCCGCCAAAAATACCACCACTAACTGCAGCGCCGGCAGCTTGAGCGACTTGCATGCCACTCATGCGGCGGCTGCGTTGCTGAGTCGCCTGAAGCTTTCCTAGGCGCGCATCAAGTCCTTCGATTTGCTTGCTTGCGTTAGCAAACTGTTTCGACGCAGGATCAACTGCACTTCGCAGCGCATTCCAGGCAGAACGCTGTTTTTCAAGCGAAGAGATGCTGTTATTGGAAGTCAGCAACACATCGCGAAGATTGATCAGTAAATCGCTGTAAGACTTGCTTGCGCGTGATGCGGCTTCGGCGGACTGACCGACAGCCGCAGCAGCTCCGATCGCGGCTGTCGGTGGTTGGTAGTAGCCAGCGCGCTCGCCGATGGTTCGAGCCATGCGGCGGCCTGGTATATCAAAAGTGGTTTCAATCGGACCCGTAAGCCTGCGTGCGCCACCACTAATTGCAGCGCCAGTACCAGCAGCCGTAGTTTGCCCTGCGGCCGGCAGCGCCAAAGGCGTCCCGGCGACACCAGCACGCACACGTTGACCAAGTTCAACCAGCGCCTGTTCCTGCGCACGCACTGCAGCACGATTGAAGTAATTCGCTCGCACTGCTGCATTGGCTGCGTTCTCCTGGGCAGTCGCAGCTTGAGTAGCCATCGTGCTGACATGCCGATAGCTATCGCCAAGCTTTTGAATTTGCTGCGAAAGCTGGATGGTCTCGCTGCTAAGTTGCGCGAACTCAGCTCGACCTTCACTGGTTGAAGTATCGACCTCTTGTAGTCGAGCCTTCAGATAAGAAAGTCGTTGCGATAAATCAACTGCAGCCTGAGACGTGCCACGAACGCGCTGTCGATACTCTTCAAGCACTGCCGCTTGCGCTGCAGCTTCTTGTCTGCCAAGAGCTTCAAGGCCGGCAATCTGAGATGCCATTGAACGACTCAGAGGCGTCCCTGCTGGTGCGCCTGCAAAACGTTGACGAGCGGCGCCAAGCAGCTCGTTAATCTTTGTCATCGACAAAGCTTGAATTTGATCGCGCAGCTTGGTCAGCGAACGAATCAAGCCTTGAACTTCATCGTCGATGCCCTTAAAGGACTGCTCAAGTTCTACTCGGGTTTCTTCGGCGGCATTGCGCAATCTGTCGTAAATAATTGCAACGCCAGCACTGGCTGCAATTGCTCCAGCGCTCGCAGTGGGGCCAAAAGCAGTGAATGCGCTTGTCACCGCATCCATCGCTTGGTCAAGACCAGCAACTTTGGCTTGCAGCGCACCAATATTTGCTGCAGCCTCGTTCAGTCTTGTGATCGATTCAGGGCTGATCAGACCCTGCAATGCCTCTCCTGCAAACGGGATGGCTCCCAGCCCAGCCTTGAGTCCAGCTAGCGCGCCGCCTCCACCTTGCAGTAAACCAGATAAACCACCAAGAGCGCCAGCTCCACCGCCTGCAACGGCTCCACCTACGCCAATCGCAGTAATACCTTCAATTGTGCGAGCGACTTGGCCAAAAGCAGTTTTGCTTTGTTCGCCAAGGCGCTTGAACAGACTGATACTTTGCTGAACGCCAGTCTGCAATCCGCTGATTGCACCCCTAGTTGCATTTACAGCATTTTTTCCAAAGTCAGCGATTTCTTCCTGGCGCAGTTGACGCATTTTGAACGTCAACGATTCGATGTCAGCCTCAATATCGTTAAACGCTTGAGAGCTTGCGCGTGTTTGCGCCTGCAATTTTTTGAGTTGATTGATATACTTGCCAACCTCAACCGAGCTATTTTTTGTTGAGTTTGCCGACTTAATCAGCGAGTCTCGCTGCCTGATTAGCCCCTCAGAAGCGCCTTTAAGCTCTTGCTCAAGACGCTTTATTTCGCCATCAAGTTTTTTATAAGTTGCGCCAGTAATATCCGCCTGACTTTTAAGTTTTTGAAACGCATCAATTTGCCCTTTGATTACAGCTTCACTGTTGTTTGCGCTACGCACATACTCTTTGATTCCGTCGGTAGCTTTATTGATTGCATCATCGGTAATATCTATTGTGCTTGTTAGCCCTTTGAATGCGCTTTTGAGGCGCGTCAGCTCCTCCAGGCCCTGAATGCCAACCTTGATATCAAGAGGAGCAACCTGCTTAGCCATCCTTCTTGTTTAGCTCGCTCAGGGCTGCGGCTTCCATCACCTGAATGTCCTCAAGCAGGTGCCGCTTGTCCTCCACATCATAAAGCTGGCTCAGCCATTGGAGCACTTCATACTTCAATCCGACATAGCCACCCATTGTGACATTCCATTGCGTCTGCATTTTTAGAAAAATTTCTACAGACAGCCAATTCTCCTCCCAAACCTCAAAATGCTCCGACTCATCGCGGCGCTCCATGCGAGGCAGTGAAATGCCAAAGGCGGCCGCATCATCCGCAGTTTTATCTTCTACGGTCTTGCCGCCCTTGGCCCAGTACAGCGCCGCTTCCTTTAGTTTCCCTGGCGCGCGCCTTCAAAAGTTTCGGTGTAAGCCTTCAGTACACCACGAATCCAATAAGGATCATCAGACAGCTCGCGCATCGCCTCAATCGAGAACGGCACTTCCTTGCCATCCTCGTCTTGGATGCCTTCCCAGCCCACCATGATTACCTTCAGCAAGTCAAGCTCACCCTTCTCGCCAAGCTTCTGAAACTCCTTCCGGCCAACGCGCTTGAATTTCGCGTCAAAAGTCACCGTGTCAAAAGTGCCGCCGTCACTGGGCTCCTCGATGCTGACCGGCCAAGAAAAGACCTTAACTTTTTTACGGACAAATGCCATGCGTAATGAACGCGATACTGCAACAGCATACACCCGATAAAAAAGGGCCGCATTAGCGGCCCCCGTACCTTCACTCTCCAATCACACTTTAATCAGGTGTAAACGAAGCTGAACTCGTCGTTGCCAGCGGTCGAGGGAACGCAGGTGAAGGGGATGGTCAGCATGTGAATGCCATCCTGATCGCTGTAGCTCACATCACCGATATCCACCCGAGTAGAGGCGAAATCAAAGATGTTGCCAGCGGTCTGACCGTGCTGGAACAGCAGGTTACCCAGGGTGCCATCGCTCAGCGCTGCAGTGAAGTAGTCCTTCTGAGCAATGGTCGGAGCTTCAATCACAACGCTACCGGTACTAGCACGATCAGTCAGCAGCACCTGCTTGGTGCAGTTGATCAAATCGCGATACACCAGCGTGTTGCCGATGTCGAAGGTGACCGACTGGAGGCAGCCGCTATAGGACAGCAGCTCGAAGCCGGTGGTGTTGCCCTGCTTGGCGATCACAGGCGTTGCCTGGTTTGCATAGGTGACAGCAGGAGCGGCCGTATCAGTAGGTGCGTTGTACACACCAGTGAAGGTGAAATCAATGGAAGGAATCTCACCCACCGCCATGTTCAGCGTGA